GAAATCACAACCAGGTTGACTGATGATTTGTGTTTTTCTTGGTTTCACTCGAGAACCACGAGTTTTGTTTCACGGCTCAATACTACCGAGGCTTTTGGTGAGTCTGCTGCTTCTGTCGGTTTCTCCGGTTTTCTCAAGGACCAACTTAAGGTTAAACCCAAAGCACATTTCTCTAACGAAGTTGGCTACGGGCAGTCGATCATAGCCGGTTCACCATCTTATAATGAGGTCATGGGCGAATCAAGTCGTCTCTTTTGTGCCAATCTTACTCGCTCTGCCAGGAAAGGGGTGATCTTTGATATGGGTCTCAGTGACGCTGAACTCACAAAATTGACCAACGATGTTTTGTGTGGTGATCCTTTTGCCGACGGAAATGAACAGTACGACATCACCAGGCAGGATTCATCTCACACGCTGCCTCATGTATTGATGTTCACTATGTTGATGGTTTTTCTTGGTGTCAGACCTGAGATCGCACAGTTATACCTTTCCATGCGCCTTTGCACGAAGGTCAAATCGCTTCAGCCGTCCCTATACACTCTTTTTAAATCCCTCAACCTCGACTCTGGTGATCCTTTTACCCTACCTGCTAATATCGTACAAGGTTCCTCGACGCTCTCCGTCGCTAAACCCGCCATTCGTTACACCGACATAGTCATCGTCAAGGGCGATGATATAACTACGTCCCTCATCGCCGAGCAACCTGTCATGTACCCGAAACTCCTCAAGACTTTGAATGTCACCTTTACTCAACCTGAGCAGGGTACTCCGACTTATCATGCAGGGAGATTCTGGGTCGAAGATATGTGGGTCGCTGATCCTGTTCGCATCTTTCTTAAGCACTTCGGCCGCGTCAACATGAGGGTCAGCCAAGACGATTACTACACCGCTCTCCTCGACCGTCAAATGCCGATCAATTATAGGCAGGTGAACATACTGGCACACTATTGTACTTACGTGTACCCAGATGTCAGGTACGGTGAAGCATGTCTGATGATTGAAGTGGTTATGTCCATGCGCAGGTACAAATATTTCAACTATGTTTCTACGTCTCCGGAGAGAGTCATCGTTGAATCTGTCACCGATTGTGCGCGCACCGCGGCCCGAGCCATCATACCGTATCAAGGTCCCGCCTTCTACAGGCAATTTGTAGATTTGCCTGCGGACAGGCTCCGCGCCTTGTTCGTCAAGCATGGGGTAACGGTCCACGAACCTCATTCATGGTCCCTCAGGTCTCCTCCAGGCGTGGTCCTTTTCGATAAACACGTTATCGCGCTCATTTGATGTCGTTTATCATCGATTACCTGCGCTCTTGGTTTCCAACCGTTCTTTTCTTCTCTGACACCCTGCTCCCCGGACTGTACACTCCCCCTCCGCAACCTCCTTGCCGCCGCGAATACGCCAATGCTTCGACTCAGGTCGAAAAGCCTAAGTTTGACCCTCGCGCCCCCCGTCTTCATATCCATCAGTTTTCCCTCGCTGTAGTCCCTACCTCCGCCCCCGTTTCTTTCTTCGACGTCGAATTTATGCCACACTTCATTCACTCTACTATCCGTGGTGCCACCCACGTTGCCATGTCGCACCTTGACGGTGGACTCGAGATTTTTCATCTCGTGGATCACACCGGTCACCCCGTGTTCAACAGTCGTCTTCAGGAGGTCTTTTCCGTCGGTCGCACCATTTACGGTTGGAATCCAGCCGGTGATCTTGCTACACTGCGTTACCTCGGTTATAACGTCTCGGCTGTATTTATGGACACTCTCAAACCTTATGGTCCCGGTAACGGTGCTCCTGGTCCAGGTCTTGCTAAAACCGTCGTCGCCCATGGTCTCACCACTTTTGGCAAACATGCCACTGGCGAAGTTTGTGATATGCACAACCTTTATCTCGCCGTCCCGCCGTCGGCCTGAACACCCTTATTTAAACTACCATGGCCGATCTTCTCAGTTCCGTCTCTCTTACTTCCACTTCTACCACTTCCTCCCCTGTCGTCGTTTCCACCGCGTCATCTAATCGTCGCGAGGTCACAATCGAACTCACTGATCTCGATGTTGACACTCAACCGGCCATTTCGACCATTATAAATGACCCGAAAATCAAGAAGTTGCGCGCCGTCTTTTCTTCTGTTAAAATTGCCTCTTTCGCACTCGAATGTCACACGGTTGCCCGTATGGAGCAAATGGGTGATCTCCGTCCCGTTCGTTTCGGACTTACCGGTGCTCGCAACGCTTCCATAGCCGCCGCTGATGCCATCGAGCTTCCTTATCTTTCTACTATCATCTTCTCTAACGTCGCCATGGTCAAAGAAACCAACACTCGTCTCCCCCCTGGGCTTAACACCGATCTTGCGTGCGTCGCACTCCATTCCGGTCATCCCGTCGTAATCATCACTACAGATGGTTCCATCACAGCTACAACAGCTGATGATGTCGTCGCCGCTACCTCCCTCGTTTCTGGTTTCATCACTCTCGATCTCGATTGTTCTGGAACTGGTCCTGGGTACGAGTACGACTTGTAGGGTCAACCCGT